TTCAAGGTTTTTCGCGACGTAATCCAGACCCCCAGTGACGGCATCATCATTTTCAAGGGGATGCAGGATTATACGGCTGACAGCATCAAATCACTTGAGCGATTTAAGCGCGCGTGGTGGGAAGAGGCTCAGACTGCCTCCGCGACGTCTCTTAGCCTTCTACGGCCAACTTTGCGCGCTGACGGTTCAGAACTGTGGTTTTCATGGAACCCGAGACGAAAGATTGACCCAGTTGATTTAATGCTGCGTGGTGAAACGTTGCCCACTGGTGCCGTGGTCGTGCAGGCAAATTGGTCAGACAACCCATGGTTTTCATCGGTGCTTGAGCAAGAAAGGCGAGACTGTCTGCGAGACACGCCAGACCAATACGACCACGTTTGGCAAGGCGGGTATGTGTCAGTTATTGATGGCGCGTATTTTGCCAAGGAACTTGCCGCGGCAAAGTTGGATGGCAGAATAGGGCGTGTTGGCCCTGACCCGCTGATGACGATACGGTTATTTGTGGATATTGGGGGGACTGGGGCACGGGCTGACGCTTTTACGATGTGGGCCGCTCAGTTCATCGGTCGAGAGATCAGGGTTTTGAATTACTACGAGGCTGTAGGTCAGCCCTTGGCCGCTCACTTGATCTGGCTGCGAAAGCATGGGTACACGCCTGACAAGGCCCAGATTTGGCTGCCACATGACGGATCGACATACGACAGAGTATTCAACATCTCTTATGAAACTGCGTTTCGCGATGCTGGGTACGATGTTACGGTGATCCCCAATCAAGGGGCCGGTGCGGCCTCGATCCGCATTGAAGCTTGCCGCAGATTATTCCCCATAATTTGGTTCAATGAATCGACCACTGAGGGCGGGCGCGAAGCGCTCGGCTGGTATCACGAGAAAAAGGACGAAGTGCGGAATATTGGGCTAGGGCCTGAGCACGATTGGTCCTCACATGGGAGCGATTCGTTTGGCTTGATGTGCTGTGTGTATGCGCCTCCCAAGAAAGCGCGGGTTGAGGTTCCTGAGCCGCGCGTTTATACTGTAAGCGACGAAGCCTCATCTGATTGGATGGTATCGTGAAAGCTGATCGGTCGAAGAATTTGGGCGCGTTCTTGCACCCCAAGAAATCTCCCCACACAGCCAAGCCTAAGGTATTTGCCGACAAGCCGGGCCACGCACCGAAGATGAACCCGCATATCAAGCACCCAATGGGCATGGCGATCAGGAAGCCGAAGTGAACACCTACTCAGAATTTCGCTATTGGTCTCCAGTTCGCGATGCGGCTATGGTAAGATTGTCGATGGCGAATGAGCGCGGTGCTGAGTTCTGGACCTCGATTCCTGAGGATGAGGGAAAATCTTACCGCGCTAGGCGTGACAAAGCGCTTGAAACGCTGGCACTGGCTATTGAGACTGGCTGCGAGCCGGGGAGAGTGATGACGCGATGACCTACCAACTTCTCACGAACGTAACAGCAGTTCAGGCAGCGCCAACTGCTACGCGCGGCCCAATGAATGCGGTTAAAGCGCCAGGCCCTTCCAATCCAAACATGCCGCCTCAGGAGCAGACGTTCAATCTGATGGTCTCTGGCGTTGGGGCTGTGTCGGTCACGGCGCAGTTGGTTGTATCGCACGATGGCGTGAACTGGATGGCGTATAACGACCCAATTACTGCCTCAGGCACTGACAGCGGCGGTAAGATTACTACTGGCTCCGGCGCGTGGCCTTGGTTCGGGGCATATGTCACGGCAATCAGCGGCACGAACGCATCAGCCAATCTGACGATGGCGGCGTAAATGGCCGTCTATACGCTTATCAACCAAGTCGCGGTCCCATTCTTTTTGCCGGTCACGATCATCCCGCCAATTACAGACGGCCCTATACCTCAGAATGTGATTTCGCCTTCGCAGGGCTTCCAGCTTACGGTCAAGGGCAATTCAGGGGTTGCGGTGTCAGCCTCGGCTCAGGTGGTTGTCTCCAATGACGGCAAGATATGGGCTAACTATTTCCCTGATGCGATATCGGTCTCAGGTACGACCGAGGCGTCAGCGGCCTTTGGCGGGTCTGGCAACTGGAAATATTTTAGCGCGTATCTGTCAGATATAAGCGGCCTTGGTGCAAAAGCAACGCTCACGATGAACGCTTAGGGGGTTTGGTGAATAAGACCGAGTACAAGGCGGCGATCCTCAATACCGCGTCCAATGTGGCGCTGCACTATGCCATGCCGCGAGAGTTTAATGCGGAACGATACATGGAAGGGCAGAAGCGTTTGTTTGAGGCTGCAATTCGCAAAGGCCGCAATTTACCAGAAAGCACCAAATAGTGGCGCAATCGCCGGAAAAGCCAAAAGATGACGGCAAAATTAAAATACCTGCCGTCGATGGTGCTATGAACAAGAAGGCCCCTAAGCCTAACGATCCTGCCGATGACAAGGGCGGCAAGGGCTATAAGAAGTCTGCCAAGCGCAAGAAGCGCCAGCCTGAGCCTGCCATCGAGGCGGTGAGCGACCAGCCATCCGCGAGCGATGAGAGCGACCCTGACGAAGTAAACGATCAGGACAAAGCCAAGAAGTCGATTATGCTTGGGGCCGGTGAGAATGAAGCCGATGACGATGCAGAGTTGCTTGAGCGAATCCGCAAGCGGTTCGACCGTTGCATCACGAACGAGGCAGAAAATCGCAAGGCTGCGCTAGACGATCTTCGGTTCAAGGCCGGGCAACAGTGGCCCCCCGATGTACAGGCGCAACGCGCGACCGATAAGCGCCCATGCTTGACGATTAACAAGCTGCCCACGTTCATTCACCAGATCACGAACGACCAGCGGCAGAACCGGCCTTCAATCCATGTGGCCCCTGTAGGTGACAAGGGCGACAAAGACGTAGCCAAAATGTACCGCGGCATGATCCGCGCGATTGAGCGCGATAGTTCTGCGGACATTGCCTACGATACGGCATTTGAGAGCGCCGTAAGCTGCGGATTTGGGTACATTCGCGTTTTGACCGAATACGAAAGCTCGGACACGTTCAATCAGGTGATTGTGGTTCGCCGGGTGCGAAACCCATTTACCGTCTATGGCGATCCGAACGGTCAGGAGCCGGACGGCGCTGACTGGAAATTCGCCTTCGTCACAGAAATGGTCCCGAAGTCAGAATTTGAGGCTGAGCACCCCAAGGCCCAAATCGTCAATTGGGACATGTCAGGCGAGGGAGAAACCTATAAAAGCTGGTTGGGCAAGGATGAAGTTCGTGTTGCAGAATATTACGAGATTACGACCGAGAAGCGCACGCTTGTAGCTCTGTCAAATGGCGCTATCGAGTGGGAAGATGAACTTCATGACGATATCAAGGCAGCGATTGAGAGCGGTTCAATCACGATTGAAAACGAGCGCGAAGCCGAGTGCCCCAAGACGATGTGGTACAAGGTTACAGCCGTTGAAGTACTTGACCGCAAGCCATGTGTGTTCAAATGGATTCCGATTGTTCCTGTCATTGGTGACGAAATCGATATTGAAGGAAAGGTCAAATACAGCGGTATTATTCGTAATGCCAAGGATGCGCAGCGCGGCTACAATTATTGGGTCACGAGCGAGACAGAATTGGTTGCACTCGCGCCCAAGGCTCCGTTCATTGTCGAGGAAGCACAGATCGAGGGACACGAGGCCCAGTGGAAGAACGCCAACATCAAGAATTACCCCTACCTGAGCTACAAGGGCACGAACGTAGCTGGTAAACCAATACCACCGCCTCAGCGGCAATCTCCCGTACAGGTTCCTAATGGCGTTGTGCAGGCCAAGATGGGCGCAGCGCAGGATATGATCGCGACAACCGGCATACGTTTCGATGCGACCATGAATGAACGCATGATGGACGAGTCCGGCAAGGCAATTCGCGAGCTTCGCCGGTCTGGGGATTTGGGGAACTTCCACTATGTGGACAATCTGGGCAGGGCGCTAAAGCATCTTGGACGGATCATGGTCGATGCAATCCCCCATGTGTACGACACAAAGCGGACGCTTACGATATTGCGCGAGGACGACAAGGAAGAATCGGTGACGTTGGACCCTGAGGCGTCAAAGCCCTACGAGGAAATCGGGCAAGCGACGGGTAAGATGAAAGTGTTTAACCCAAAGTCTGGCCGCTATGGTGTGACAGTTGTTATCGGACCCAGCTATGCGACGAAGCGCATTGAGGCGGCTGAGTCCATGATGGATTTTGCCAGAGCGTTGCCAAATACGGCGGCACTGATAGCCGATCTTATCGCCAAAAACCAAGATTGGCCCGGTGCTGAGGAGATGGCAGCACGTCTTGCCAAGGCGCTACCACCTAACTTGCTCACGCCCGACCAGAAGGATATTCCCCCGCAAGTTCAAGCGATTATGCAGCACATGGACCAACAAATTAAGATGCTTGGGCAGGAGCGCCAACAGCTTCTCGCTGCACTGAATGACAAGGCGGCAGACCGAGCGCAGGCGCAAGACAAAATCGACAAAGATTTTGAGGCGAAAATTTTTGGATTGGTGGAAAAGGCTACCGCAAATGCGAATACGCACCTAGTCGCACAGCTTCGCGAGACCATCAATCTTGTCGAGGCGACGAAGCCAGAGAAGCCAAAAGAGCCAACGCCAGATAAGGGCTCGAAAGAAACTGAATGACCAGTGCTTGCACTATACCCAAAATGTGGTGTAGTTTTGAAACTCGTTTCCCACCAGCGGGCGAAGCTGGGCACATGGAGTAAAGATGGCAGACGAAGCGATCACTGTTGAAGCACCAGTAGTCCAAGGCCCGGCACTGTCGGCAACCTCGGATATGCCTGTTGTGGAAAAGCCTGCCGATCCTCCGCCTGTGAATACCGAAGTGAACACCGCCGCGGCTCCCAAAGTCGAGGCCAGCGAAATTGCCGATGCTGACGCAGAGGCCGATACGGAAACCAGCGCCGATGATGCTGGGCAAGACGACGAAGATACCACCGGACAAGAGCCGGGCAAGGCGAAAGCCGAAATACCGCCTTATGCAAAAAGAGAAATTACCAAGGCTCGCAATCAAAAGCGCGAAGCTCAGGCACAGGCAGCGGCTGATAGAGCCGCACGCGAAGCAGCGGAAGCCCGTCTTGATCTGTTGCTTAAGTCGAAAGCGGAACCCGAGGTAAAGACGAAAGCGGCGGAAACGCCGCGTCCGAAACGCGAATCGTTCGACAATCCGGATGCTTACGACGCTGCATTGGTTAGTTGGGCTGCTGAAAATGCAGCCAAGTCCACGGCAGCGGAGATCGAATCCCAAGTGGCCCAAAAGGCTGCTGAAGAAAAGAGAAATCTGGAAACTGCCGAACGCCAGAAGCAAGCCAAAGAGCGCATCAATTCATGGAGTGAACGGCGCTCGCAGTTCCTGAAAGACCATCCCGATTATGAAGAAGTTGCTGAAAGCGACGACCTCAAAATCAGCCCGGTCATGACGGACATACTTCTGGAAGCGGATAATGGACCTGAGCTTGCCTATGCACTGGGTAAAGACCCAGACTTGGCAGCTAAGATTTCGCAACTCTCTCCTGCAAAGGCGGCCATCGAGTTGGGCAGGCTTGCGGCTTCGGTTGAAGCGGCAAAAAAGCCCAAGGTGTCCAAAACGCCGCCGCCAGTGAAGCCGATTGGTTCACGCGCCAATGCAGGGCAGAAATCCGTGGAAGAAATGTCCATGGATGAATACGCAGCAATGCGTACCCCGCAGATCATCGCAGACCGACTCGGACCAATGGCCCGGCACAGAGCCAATTAGGCTTGCGTCCATTCCGGACGTTGAGCCGGAAAGAGGGTCATGTCTGCCAATAGTCTGCTCACCCCGAGCATCATTACCAAGGAAACGCTTGTTATCCTTGAGAACAATCTTGTCGCCGCTGGCAAGGTCAACCGTCAGTTCGAGAACCAGTTCGTCAAGATTGGTTCGTCTCTGACGATCCGCAAGCCGAACAAGTTTGTGGTTTCTAGCGGTCCCGGTCTCCAGATTCAAAACATCGTGGAGCCGTCCGTCAGCATTTCTATTTCCAACCAGAAGCATGTGGACTTTCAGTTCACAATGCAGGATTTGACGCTGACGATTGAAGAATTCAGCGAGCGGTATTTGAAGCCTGCGGCGTCTGTGCTGGCTAACCAGCTTGATTCCGACACCATCACCACGGGCATGCAGTTCTTCAATGAGGTTGGTACGCCCGGAACGGTGCCGAATTCGTTTGCGTCTCTGGCCGCGGTTGGTCAGCGGATGGATGAAGGCGCTGTGCCTCAGGATGGCCGCGTGCTTATTCTTGGCCCTGCTGCTTATTGGTCATTGGCCACGAGCCTTACAACCAATGTTTTCGTGCAGAGCGTGGCGGAACCGGCCTTCAAGGGGTTCCTTGCGAAGCTCGCGAACTTTGAAATCTATCTCGATCAGAACATCCAGAACCAGACGGTGGGTGCCTATACGGGCACTCCGGTTGTCAATGGTGCTGGGCAGACTGGGTCGTTCCTCGTCACGAACGGCTGGGGCGCTTCGATCACGGGCCTTCTCAATCTCAATGACGTCTTCACGATTGCAGGTGTATATGCGGTCAATCCGCAGAATCGTCAGTCAACGGGGGCGCTGCAGAACTTCGTTGTTACATCTACGGCGAATTCGGATTCGGGCGGCAATTCCACGATTGGCATTTACCCGCCGATCACGACTTCTGGGGCCTACCAGACGGTATCGAACTCGCCTGCGAACCTGTCAGCCATCACCGTCAAAGGCGCTGCCAACACGAGCTACGCGCAAAATCTCGCCTTCACCAAGGATGCTATCGGCCTCGTAACCGTGCCAATGGAAATCCCCGGCGGCGTCGATTTCGCCGCGCGACAGATGTATCGCAATGTCAGTATGCGCATCGTACGCGCTTATGACATTACAAATGATGTAATCCCGTGTAGAACGGACATACTATACGGAACAAGCGCTTACTATCCCGAACTTGGCGTTCGGCTGACGAACTGAGGCGCGCCGATGAAATTCACAACTCGCAAGATGAGAGATTGGCGCGGCGTTACGTTGAAGCCGCTCCATGAAGATCATGAGCCCATACCGGGAGAGATCGAATCGCGGTTCACGAAAGATAAGGAAGCTCAGGAGCTTTTCCAGGTCTTTCTGGACATGCAGGGGGAGAAAGAACCTACCCCTGTAACGCCGAAGATGATCCGTGTGGCTTGCGAGGAGGTTTTGGCGGCGTTCAACAAGGCAATCATTGACGGTAAGGCGAATGGCTGGGGCAACCCCCACATCGCCCGCGCCGCCTAACGAACTTTAAGGAGTTCATCTAATGGGTACGACAACTGCACAGCCCTCAGCTTCTAACGGGCCGCGTCAGCTTTCCGATCAAAATACGGATGGCACGCTTCTGGGTGTGTCTCCTACCGACCTCATCGGGTTCTTTGGCGTTCCTGCTGTGACGCAGCCGAATGGTCCCGGTGAATCTGCGGTCGCGCGCGGTCAGCAAGGCGGCGCAATCGCCACGATTGCGTCCACTACGGCCTCTCCTTCCGCGGTCGCGAATATCACGACTGCTGAAAAGGGCCTGACGCTTCTGGGGACCACTTCAACATTCCAGATCGCAGCGAACGATCTGCTGTATGTCAACAAGCCTACGTCTCAGGCAGGTCTTGGCGTTGGTAACGTGCGTGTATCAGCTGCGAATGTTGCAGGCGTGACGTTCTCCAACTTCACGGGCGCGACGATCACCCCGACAGCTACACAGAAATATGCGGTTGTGGCGCTTCGTGGGTTTGGAAATATCACGGCTGCACTTACGCCCGCGGCTGTTCCTCCCAACACGATTGCGGAACAGGTGTTCACGGTTTCAGGCGTTCGTTCGGGGTCGAAATCGCTCCTGCAAGTTAGCAAGGCTGCGGCTCAGGTTGGTCTTGATGTTATGGGTTGCCGAGTTATCGCGAATAATCAGATCGGCATCACATTCGGTAACGTGACGGCTGCTACGATTACCCCGACAGCGGCAGAGACCTATACGCTGTTTGAAATGTCTGGAATTGATTCGATCAGCAACAATATCCTGATCGAGACAATTCAGTCACCCGCTGCGGTTGCAAATGCGACCTCTGCCGAACAGGCTTTGACCGTCACGGGTCTTGCCACTTCGGATACCGTCATCGGTGTTTCCAAGCCCACCGCACAGGCTGGTTTGGGTATTGCCGGATGGCGCGTTTCTGCGGCGGATACGCTGGGGCTTACCTT